TAAAATATATGAATTATTTAAAAAAAACACAAAAGTAAAAATATTAATTACACACGCAGGAGGATGTAAAAATGATTGTGGGATAATATATCAGAGTAGTAGTTGGTTATACTTTGGGAAAGAAAAATGTAATGATTTTTATCTAACAACGACAGGTGAGTACAAGAATATTATTGCGCCAATGCGTTTTGGTAGAGTACCAAAAGAAATAAAAGGAGGTCAGAAAATAGGTGAATATTTATTTGGAGAAGGCAAACTAATAAATTCATACAGATATTTATATTTGTACCCAATTAATAAAGGCTTGAGAAAGTATTTAGAAAAAAAAGCAATACAATACCCAAAAGATAGTGCAGTATTTAGAAAAGATCAGAAATGGATAAAAGGGGATAACCAATAGGGGTTTCAAACGAGGTTCGAACCCTCGTATCTCCACATGGGCAGAGCAAAGGAAATAATAGTTAAGGTAATACCTGCAAAGATTGCTAATGAGTTTGTTAAGAAACATCATTATTCAGGGAAGGTTGTGCCTAATAGTACGTTACATTTCGGATGCTTTTTAGATGAAAAATTACACGGAGTAATGTCTTACGGTAATTGTATTAATAAAAAAGGCACTATAAATTTAGTTGAAAATACAGGGTGGAATGAATTTATTGAGATTAATAGGATGGCTTTTGATGAGCACCTGCCTAAATATTCAGAGAGTAGATGCATAGCAATTTCAATAAAACTAATTAAAAAAAATGCACCTCATATAAAATGGATTATTTCTTTTGCTGATGGCACTCAATGCGGTGATGGAACAATATATAGGGCAAGCGGATTTGGTTTGGTTGGGATTAGTGAAAATACAGCATTAAGGATTAATCCAAAAACAGGAGAACAGATTCATGTTATACAAGCGCACCACAAAAAGATTAGTAATGAATTTAGAAAGTGGGATGCAATTAAAGGATATCAATTAAAAATACATTTACTTAATAGACAAAAACTTGTAAAATAACAGTTCCTATATTACCATTTAACAAAATAGATGAAATGGGAGCAGGAATGTACAAAGGGGAAAAGATGACATTAGCAGAGCGACAAAAAAAAGATTAACTTTGTGAAATATATGCGTGGGTAGCTTAAATAAAAAGCACTTGATATTCCAATCAGGGGATGGGGTTTACAACCACCTCCACGCTCAATTTGAAAACAACGTAAAAACAACGTAAAAAATGCCAAATCCAGAAAACTTAACAGATAAAGGATTAGATAAGAACCCACAAAACATAAATCGGAATGGCAGACCTAAAGGATTCAAGGGGCTTACCGAAACTTTAAAGGACATTGTAGAATCAGATGGCTCAATGGCTGTAAACAATATTATTGAGATTGATGAGAACGGAAAAGAAACCGGATTAGTAATTGCCCGGGGTAAAATAAAAATTCCGAAAGGTGAAATGATAATCCTTGCAGCATCACGTAAAGCTGCGAAAGGCGACATGAAAGCTATTGAGTTTATATTTGACAGGGTTGTAGGGAAAGCCCCGCAGAAGATGGTATTTGATACACCAGATCTTGATGGAATAGAGATAATCACAATAGATGGAAAAGACGCTTAAATTTAAGATGCTACCATGCCAGCGGGATTTTGTTTCTTCTGATGCAATACATACCGCCCTGGTGGGTGGTTACGGTTCTGGGAAATCACAAGCTGGAGTGCTAAAATCTATTATTAAGAAGTTCAAATATAAAGGGATTAACACCGCTTATTATCTACCTACATACGGGCTTATTAACGATGTAGCAATCCCAAAATTTAAGGAATATCTGGATAGTGAAAAATTTAGGTATTTTGGTTTTAGTTATGATATTAACAGGGGCGATAAAAATATCACAATATTTCACGGGGTTAAAGAATGGGGTAAAATAATACTCAGGTCAATGGATAACCCTTCACGAATAATCGGTTATGATGTTGGCTATTCACTGATTGATGAAGCTGATATACTGCCTACTGATAAAATGACCGATGTATATTCCAGAATAATAGCAAGGAACAGAAGTAAGCTTCCAAACGGAGATAAGAATATTACTGATGTTGTAGGCACACCAGAAGGCTACCGATGGATGTATAATTATTTTGTAAAGAATACAAAAACAGGAAGGAAACTTATAAAAGCAAGGACAATGGATAATCCATTTCTTCCTGAATCTTACATTGAAACATTAACGGAAACTTATTCAGAAGAACAGTTAATGGCTTATTTAGGTGGTGAATTTGTAAACTTAACATCTGGAACTGTTTACTATAATTTTGACCGTGACGGGAATAATTCAAATGAAGTTCATAATGATTCTGAAAACCTTTACATCGGTATGGATTTTAATGTTGGTAATATGTCAGCTGTAACGCATATCATAAGAGATACACCTATTGCAGTTGATGAAATTACAAAGGCTTATGATACCGATGAAATGTGCCGTTTAATCAAAGAACGTTACCCGGGTAATAGAATATACATTTATCCAGATGCAAGCGGAAAGAACCGTTCTACAAACGCTACTACAACAGATATAGGGATATTAGAGAATGCAGGGTTTAATATCAGGGCAAGAAATAGAAACCCTATTGTAAATGACCGGATAAAGAATATGAACCGGATGTTCCTGAACGGGAAAGGCGATGTAGGGTATTATGTAAATACCTCTAAATGTCCTGATTATACAGAAGCATTGGAGCGTATGGCATGGGATAAGAACGGAAGCCCTGATAAGTCTAATGGGTTTGACCATATAACTGATGCGGGAGGGTACTTTATTTTTTATGAATATCCGTTACTTGGAAAAGAACCAATTAATGAATATTATGCAGATATAGAATTTGATTAAAAAATATCAATAGTTTGTCTTGGCTCGGGAGTCAACTATCAAAATGTTAGGAAAACTATTATTATTATATCAATATGTCACTAATTTAAAACTAAAATATGTTTACATTAAGGCAATTCACAACAGAAGGGGTTCAACAGAACTATCATTTGGGTAGTAAGTATGATTTAATCTTACAGGCTCACAGTGAGAAAGTATTTAGTGAAATGAAAGGAAAGCATGATTGGGATGAACAGATATATGGATTTGTTTATTCACCGGAGAACGGAAAAATGTTTGTATTATCAGAAATGCTTGGTTCATTTATAATGATTGACGGGAAAGTAATTGAGGATATTAGTAAGAAATAAAATGAACCAGATTAATTGAAGGGATGCCCGTTGGGTGTCCCTTTTTTTATGCCTAAGTTTCAATAACTTAATAAAAAAATTAATTAGTATTTATATTATCGTTTGTTTTTTTAAAAAGATTTGACGTACTTTGTATTGCTTAATTTTGGAAACATGAAGGAATTTCTGAAAGGGAATAAGTATAAAACGCAAATCACCGAGGCGATAAACTACGAGGAGAAGTTGGCGTATTTCATCCAAACGCACTTAAATTCAGATGTATATATAAATAGTGATGAATCCATTGACGGGCTTTGGAGTGCTTCAAATCCGTTTATTAACTGGATGCGTGGATGGATGCGAAAGGATAATTTTAATTCATTCCTTAAATTTTTACGTCACCCATTGCCAACGACATCATTAGTTCAGGATGATATTGTACCGGAATTAAAGAAGGTATTCGATGCAACCAATTCATATTATGATGCGGTGTTTACCTCTAATGCTATCAAGTTATCTGCAATGGAATATATTTCTAAGTATTCCGATTATTATAAAAATGAGATATTTGAAAAACTTATTTATTCTCATAACTCAATTATCATAACCGATTATAAGGATAACAGGGAGCCGTATCGGTTCGTTATTGATATAAGCAATGTTAAGGGTATTGAACCGGATAAGGACTGGAATATTAAGCGTATTGCCTTTGTGGGTACGAATGAACAAGGCGAAGAAAGATGGTTTTATTATACTGATGAATTTTATGCTTCGTATATTAAACAAGGTGAAGATTTCAAAGAAGAATTTAATAACCCTCATAAGATAGGTGAATGTCCTGCCGACTTTATTTCTGTTAAGCCGTTAAATAATGATAAGTGGGTAGTTCGTAAAAGCATATTTTCAAACACTTCTGAGAAGTTTGAAAACTATGTGAATTATTATACACTTCAAAAGATGTGTTTACCGCATGGAGCCATCCCAGTTACAACTTATTACAAAAAAAGCAATACTAAGTGTAATGAAAAGTTTGATAACGGTACGATGTGCAAGAATGGATATATCGCAGGTGAAAATGGAGTGCTTGGTAATCAAGATAAATTAATCCCTTGCCCGGTATGCAATCCAAAAACAGTTATTCAGGCAGGAACGGTTATTGGATTACCAGTACCGAAGTTTGGAAGGGAAGGGGAGCGCCCATTTGATTTGAACGCTAATTTTGTAAAGTTTCATTATATACCTACTGACATATTAAAATGGTGGGATGAATTTGTTGATAAGAAATACAGCGAAATAAAGTATCAACTTATAGGAAAGGGGGTTGAAGATTCTAACGGACAGGCGAAGAATAAAGACCAGATTGCAAGGGGTAATCAGACATTAGAAAACACTTTAATGAGTTTTAGTGCTGATTTATCAAATCTTGAAATGTCTTTAGATAGGAAATTATTTAAAGTACGGCATGGAGATTCATTTAAATCCGTATTTTCAGATATGGGAACGGATTTCTATTTAGAAACAGAATTTGAATTACGGGATTCATTGGCTAAAGCTATTGACCCGATTGATAAAGAGAATTTAATCAGCCGCATTAACTATTCTATTTATAAAAACAATCCTGCTCAAATGGAAAGGAATAATTTAATGTATAAATTACTTCCTTATTCAACTTTAACAGATGACCAGTTTGTAGCATTACAGGTTGACCCTGCAATAAAGGAATTGCGGTTAAATTATAAATATCATATAGATACTTTTGAAGCTGAATATGGTGCTTTAAATGATTTCTTTAATAATTACTTTGGTGAGAATGTAAGCATGAGCAATAAGCTGAATATTGCAAAACAACTATTAATTAAAAACATTAACGTAACAGACTATGAAAGTGTACAAAATGAAGATGGTACTGGGGTCGAAACCACAGTATAATCAAAAAGGAGAACTAACAAACAAAATTAACTACCCAAAGTTTACGGGTGAAATGGAATTGGAGGACATACTTGGAGGTATGAACTGGAAGGGACTTGGCGTATGCCAGATTGAATGTGTTGAAGTTGCTATCATTGAATATGAAGGTGGTAAATATATCAGGAAAGGCGTGGATGAATCTTTATGTGCAGAAGTAAATGAAAGGATTCATAATGACATTACAGGAGGCGGTAAGCCGAAAACTGCGATTGAATTATTAACTGAACAGAACGAGGCATTAAAGAACAGGCTTGATGCGATTGAAGGAAAAGTTGAAGCTCCGGCTGCACCCATTATTCCAGAAACGGGGTTTGATAAAAATGATATTGATTCGGTACGTGCGGAATATCTTCGGGTAACTGGAAAGAAAGCACATCCAAAATCAAAAATTGAAACGATATTATCTAAAATTAAGGAATTAAATTAAATATAAAAACATAACAGACTATGTTGCTAACAGATGAACAAAAAGAAGGATTAACACCTGAACAGATTCAGGTAATCGAAGATGCTTATACAGTTAAAGAAACTGAATTAAAGGGCTTGGCGGAAAAAAATGCTAAGGGTATTCTTGATGGATTTTCAAAACGGCTGGCAACCATTACGGGAATGGAAAGGGATGGAACAGAAAAAGCATCTGTACATTTCGAAAGAATTGTCGATAAATGGGTTCCGTCATTGGCTGAAAGTAAAGTTAAGGATGCTGAAAATGCTATTGAAGAAGCAAACAGAATTGCTGGGGAGTGGGAAGCTAAGTTCAAAAATCACAAAGGCGATGAAACGCTGAAAAAGGAATTACAGGCTGCACAAGATGAAGTGGCTAAGATTCCACAGTTGTTAAGTGCTAAAGATCAGGAATGGAAAACTAAGTATGATGAAGTGGTTACGAATCACGAAACATCAAGGATTAACCGTTCAATGGAAGATGCGATGCCTAAATTTGATGATACATTAAATGTGTATGAGATAAAGGCTAAAACGAAAAGTGCGACAGACCGCATAAAATTAAATTACAAATTGTCCTATGATGATAATGGTAATTTAATTGGAACAAAAGACTATAATCAATATCTGGTTTCGGATTTATTGAAAGGTGATGAAGAATTAAAAGATTTGGTTTCAACTGATTCAAATTCCGGTGGTGGTGGTGGTAAGGTTAAGAAAGAAAAAACTACGACTTTAAACCTACCGGAAGGGATTAGTAAAAATGCAGGGCAACAATTAATTCGTGAATATATGTCAACAGTTGAAGGAATTAAAGATAAACTGGATGATAAGTATTCTGAACGGTTCACTGCATTGTGTAAAGAGAATAACGTGCTTTAAGCGACAGACCGTTTAATCATATATTTATTAATTAAAAATTATTTAAAATGGCAGACAGGTATATTGATTTTTCGGTCTTAAATGCTTATCAAGATAAGATTGCAAGAACCGAAAAAGAAACGCAAAACTATGGGCTTATTCGTTGTTTAGAACATAATACGCCTTTTAGTAAAACTTTGACTCCGTCATTGGCTGCACATCTGGCAACAGTTGAAGGGCAGACTACCCAATACACAGGATTAAAAGAGGACACAATAGTAACCACTTCGACAGAATCATTTACTATTCCGGCTCATTTATCAGATTCAGAACAGAAATCATTAACAGCGATTTCAATATTTTCAGGATTTCAAGTATATCCTAAATGGTTTGTGAATAATACAATCGCTTATGAGGAGTATGTTCAGAACAAATACGATGAAGTATTTGCAGCTATGGCAGCAGCCAAAGAAACGCAAATTGCATCAGTATTAAGCACCAATAAAACCCAAACTTTATCAGGGATTGCCCAGATAAATAACGGTGATGGAGTATTTGCTTTTAATACTGGATTAGATACTTTAACGGCTGATAAGGCTGCTCAGAAAGACACACTGTTTAGCAATCTTAAAACTATTATGAGAATCAACAAAAAAGTTGGTAATTATAATATGGTTGTTAATGAGGGAGGTTTTAATTTGGCATTGAATGAGATTTTTAAATTCGGCCAAATGAATAGTGAAAATCGCCAGTTTGTATTGAACCAGTTACCTATGTATTTTGAAACTTTGGGTATTGCTCCAAGCACTTTCCAATACGTAGCATATTTGTTACGGGATGGAGCTATTGCAGGAGTTCAGAATTATCCTTCTGATTTCAGAACAGGAACCGTAGTTGGTGAGAAAATATGGGGAGTTACTGATTCGCCAGTACCTTATATTAATCAGAAACTGAATGTATATTATAACAAAGAGGCTGTTGATGCTTCAAGTTTAGGTGACCAAACCGGACACTTAAAAATGACTTCTATGGAAGAATGGGGATTCTTGGATAAATTCTTCTTGATACCAAGTTATAACAGTGATTTAACGTCACGAGTTAGCGATATTGTAAAAACCACAGGGGCAACCTCTTAAAAAAATCATATTATGAGTAATTGGATAAAAGTAAACACAGACGGGTCACACGGAAGGGTGAACTCCGAGGGATATGATATTGATGGCGATGCTAATGTGATGGGTAATCTGTTAAAGACTGCTTATAATAAGCTAACCGGATATACAAAAATTGATAATCGACCTGCTGCTGGAACAAGTGCAGGAACTTATGCTATTCAGGTGCGGGGTTATCATCGTGATACATCAGGCAATTTTTTTGGCATAGATAACGAGGCTGACCTTTATACAACTGGAACAGGAAGTGTAAGGGGAGCAAGTAATGTCGCTAAAGTAAGAGCTGGAATAACTGCAACGGATTCGACTTTAATCGGTTGTTATGGTCAAGCAAGGGTTGATTCAACAGGTGTACTTGCAGGAAATTCATTCTTAGTTGGATTGTATGGATTAATTGAAGCAAGTCCAGCTGTAACTGCAAACCATGTTACTTCATGCTGGTTAGATTCGCATCAGGCCGAAGCGGTAACAGGAGAGCATGATTTACTGTACATGACTAATAATGGTGCTGCTGTAATGGATCAGGCGATTCATTTATACGGCCCAAATATTACGAATTTTATCAAGTTAGATACTTGTAGCACGTTTGTTACTGCTACTGCAACAACGAGTGGTACATCTAAAAAGATTGCTATTGATGTTGATGGTACTACTTATTATATAAATATCTATACAGGATAAAAATGTATGATTTAGGCGCAATACAGACAAAGTTTTTTACCGATAAGTTGCTCACGTTTAAGAGTTCGCTGAATAGTTCAACGGGTGTTTTAGATTCTGATTTAACGGGTGTTTCAGCTTCAAAACGGTACTTTAATACAGGGGTTAATCCTGTAATTAGTATTGAGAATATTGAGGCTTTTCAACCTTTATTATCTGGATTCACAATCGGAGCTTATGCAGCAGGAACAACATATACCAATTATTTAACTACTTTCTTATTATCGAATGTAGTAACAAGCGGTGGGAATTATTATATTTCCGTTGCTGATGCGAATGTTGGTAATGCTGTTTCGGAAACTGCTTATTGGAAACAAACTACTTTATTGTCGCTTATTTTAAAGGATAAAATCAGAACATCAATAGAAACGGTACTTAGTGATTTGATAACTCCTAATTTTTTGGAGGATAATGTTTATATGTTTAGAATTGCTGACACTACCGATGACTTGATAACAAACGCAGATAAATTGGTTGGGTTTCGGATTAACCCCGTTACTTCTGACCATTTAACTTTTTTAATTAATCAAATTGGGTTAGATTTTGAGCAATCGGAAACTATCACTTTTTATCTTTATAACCAGAATACTCAGGTAAGCACTTTTAGTTTAACATCGACAGCTAAGCGGTTTGAGTGGCATGATATTACTCAAATTGAAATAACAAGCAACACCGGAGCATGGTATTTATTTTATGACCAATCTGAATTATCAGGTTCGGCAATAGGAGCTAATACTTTGTTTCACGATTATATGTATAGGTATGCTAACATCACACCGTTTCAAGTTGATTCGGTTGATGATTTTGCAGATTTTGATGAAGGAGATTTATACTATGATAGGAATTATGGATTAAACCTAAATTTTTCTATCAGTTACAGTATGACAAACTTTATTAAACAACACATGAATCAATTTGCAGAATGTTTCCAAAGGCAATTTGAGTTTGATATGATTGAAATGTTTGCTTATAATCCGGAGGCTGAAAGTGATTTAAGGGAACGTAATATAAATCCTGAACGGTTATTTTTAGAGTTAAAAAGTTATGAAGGTGATACGGTAGTTCGAAAATTAGCAAGTGCAAAAAAAAGAATGAAAGCTACTATTGGAAAACTTGGATTTGCTGACAATGCTTTTTCTGAAAACGAAGATGATAATTATGAAATAGGAAGTGTATGAGTAAAGGGATTGACATACCGATTGATGCAATGATAACAGATTTTACCGCTAATCTATGGACTGGATATTCAACAGAATATTATGGCCGTATTTTTCTAAATGAAAAAACAGATAAGCAAGGTAATACAGTTATTGTTCCAGAGGCGTATGTATCAAGTTCTGGAAAGTATAAGGAAGTTTTGTATAACAGTAAACTTGCAGCTTTAGTATTTTGTGATGTTACTTCTGAAAACCCGATTAATAATGTAATGGTTGAAGCAAGGGTAAGAATTTGTTTTGCTGTTAATTTAGCAACTCTCTACCCTGCTATTGGAGAAAGGGCAACCGAGTATGCACATAGCGATGCTTTTAAGCGAATACAATTAGCAAGGGGTTTTGTTTTTGGTGAAGGTGAATTAATTAGAGGAGCAAAAGCGTTTGATGGATATGGTTTTGTTGACCAGAAAAAAATGGATATGCAGCCACGTTATTTATTTGGTGTGGATTGTGTTTTTGAGTATGAACTAATAAATTGTTAAAATGAGTAATATATGTAAAGCATTTTCTTATCAGGGTTTGGCAGCTTGTCAGGCTATGTTAGGAAAAGTAAAAGGGCTGTTAATAACAACGTCTGGTGCAACCGCAACAAAGGCAAACCTGATTAATTTAACAGCGAATAGAGTAATCGTATCATCTGCATCGGGAATGACGGGAATGCTTCTTGATATTTCGAGAGGGTACGAAAGAACCAGTGCTGACCCTGAAATAAATACTTCAAATTTGGGATTAGCGGAAAAAACCATGAACTCTTTACCGAGTTTACGAGGATTCTTAAACGTATCAATGTGCGATTATAAAACTATGATTGACCTTGATGGGTTGGAGTTTGACGTAAGGCTATTGACTAATAACAATCTATGGATGGTAACCGAACAGAGTGCCGGAACTGTAAAAGGGTTCAGGGCAAAATTGGTTGTTCGTTGGGATTTACCAGTATCGGATAATGGACAAACTAATTATCCTATTGATGTTTATTTCACCGATTCAAGTGAATGGGAAACTCCTTATTATGCGGGTAGTTCATTTAGTTTTACTGAGTTAATGGATTATGTGCCTGCGGGTATTGATATATCATTAGGAACTGCTTATACAGGTGGTGATGTTATATTAGATTCACGGGAAAGATGTACATTGACAGCTTATAATGGCTTTGATGCTGTTGCTGATTGGGAAAGTATTGAGTCAAATGCTGCTGGCATCACTATTTCGGCTGTGTCTACTGCGTTGGGGTTAAATACAATCACAATTAAGAAGAACACTACTGTTAATCTGGCTGCTTCTGATTGGGTAAGAATCCAAGGAAAATTAACCGATGGCACTTACTGGACTCACGTTAGTAACGTGTTTAAATTCTGGGGAGGAACATAGAATGTCAAAACCAATTAGAGCATCATGCAAGTTTAATGGCGTGGACTTTAATCCGAGGCTTGGCACTTTTTATAAATTTGATGGATTTCTTGAATTATGGAAGGAACAAGGTTGGGATAAAAAGTTGAAGGATAAGCCTGAAAAGGTATATGTAAAATGTGGAGGTGTAAAGCCTAAATAACTTAAAAGGGGAGGCTGGTTTTGCCTCCCTTCTTTATAATATGACAAGGATATTAGAGATACAAAAAAAGTCTAATCAGTACATAGCAAATCTTAATGCTAATGTTGTAAGGGTATTGGAACGCAATAGTAAGGATATGATTAGAAAAAATCAATCTCAATTCCTTTCACATAAAGATGCAGAAGGAAATGCGTTAATACATGAAAGCACGGGTTCAGTAAATCTAACACCTGCCTATGCTAAAAGAACAGGTAAGAAAAAACCGGATTTCTTTTTATCTGGTGACTTTTGGGATAAGATGTATTTTACAATGCCAAGTATGAATGAATATTTTATTAATAGTAAAAGTCAAACTGGAAAATATTTGTCTCTTAACTATGGTAAAATATATGGTATTGCTCCCGATAACAGGGCAGTGATTCAGAAGATAAATGATAAAGCAATTATAAACGATTATCTGAATTTTATAGTGTGAAAACAATACATCAAATAACGGTTGGCGATGTGATTTTGTTGGAAGATACAAAAAGCGGAAAACATCTAAAGGGATGGATGCCTTTTTCTACTAAGAAATTGGAAAAATTAGTTGCTGAAATATTTGAAAAATTAGGTGCTGATACTGCGGATGAATTAGAAAGAAAGTTTGATAAGATATTATCATATCGAAGGCTGCAATTATTAGAGGCATTATGGAAGGCTTTGGATGCTGAATTGAATATGAAATTAACAGTCGGTTTATTACTAATTGATAAAAAGTTACCAAGTTCTGATTTACTTGATAGGGTGGTTGATAAAATAAAAGATGTTACCGGAATTGAAATAAAAGATTTGGAAGATGTTGAGAAGTTTAAAAAACATATTGAGTTTAGGAATACAAAACATCAACAGTTATATTTTGATAAAAAGATTGAAGAAAAAACTGATTTTACAAAAATAATATATAGCTATTTTAATTATATGGATGAACCTTTTAATGAGAATATGAGGTATTTATCATTCTTGACTATGAAAAAAATGGCAGATGAAATTGCACTAAAAAAATCAATGGATAATGGCTAAGTCATCAGAGATAACACAGATTAATGATATTAACAAGGGATTAACAAAGGTTAATACTTCTATTAATACAGTTGTAGATAGTTACCTGAAACTGGTTAAGACTATCGAAGATGGCAATAAGGCTATTAATAAAAACAAGATTTCATTTGATGGATTAAAAACAGCTCAAAAAGAAACAAAAAATGCAGGTGAAAAATTAAATGAATTAGAAAAACAAAGGATAAATATTCAGAAACAAGTACAGACTAATGAAACAAAATTAAATCAGATAAGAAAAGGAGAGCAAGATCAGCTTATAAAAACACAACAATCAAAGGCGGCTGCATTAAAATTAAAAAAAGATGAAATAATATTAAACGATAAAGATGCAGGAACATTACAAAAACTTGGAGCGCAAAATAGAATTTTAGAAGCTGAAAAAAGAAAATTAAATTTAACAACAGAAAAAGGCAGGCAAAGACTCGCTGAGATTAATATAATACAGGATAAAAATAATGCTACAATAAGAGAGAGTTCTAATTTACTTCAAAAGCAGTTCAAGAATGTAGGTAATTATAGGAATAGTTTAGAAGGTATGACGGTTAAGATAAAAGATTTAACTGAAAGGCAAAAAAAATTAGACCTATCAACGAAAGAAGGAAAGAAAGAGTTTAAAAATATAACAGCAGAAATTGATAAAACTAAAGACTCACTAGGCAAATTAAGTGGAACATCAAAAGAATCAGGTAGCTCGTTTGGAGGTATGGCTTCTCCTATCAAAACAGCAAGTACGTCATTAAAGGCATTCTTAGCCAATCCTGTTGTAGCAGTTTTAGCAGCGATAGTTGGAGCTTTTGCTTTATTTAGAAAGGCATTAACTAGGTCAGAGGAAGGTCAAGATCGATTAAATAAAATCAGTAGATTTTTTGGGTCAATACTCGATAATCTTCTGGATGTAATTACTAATATTGGAGTATTTTTAATTGATGCTTTTACAAAACCTAAAGAAGCACTTAATAGATTTAAAGATTTATTAGTTCAAAATATAGTTAATAGATTTAAAGGTATAATTGAAGCGGCTGGGAATCTAGGAACTATTTTTACTAAACTATTCAAAGGACAATTCAAAGAAGCAGGTGATGCTGCAAAAGAGTTAGGGCAGAACTTAATTCAGGTTGCAACTGGATTAGATGAGACACAGCAAGCTGGGATAGTTAATGGTTTAAGAAACATTGGAAAAGAATTATCTGAGGATGCTAAGAAGGCTAGTGAACTTGCAGATATCGAAGCTAAATATAACAAAGATGAAAGAGAGGCATTAATTCAAAATGCTATTTTGGCGAAAAAGTCTGCACAATTAAGAGGTGAAGCTGAGGCATTAAAAAAATTGGATGCTGAAAGTGCCATTGAATCACTTGAAAAATCATTTGCTTTAGATGAAAAAATATTAGCTAACGATTTATCAATGGCAAGAACGAGAGCTGAAATTTTAAGAAAGCAATCGGCATTAGCATCTGATACAATTGAAGATAAAAAAGCAATCGCAGAAGCAGAAGCAGAAGTATTTAATGTTGAGACGAGATTTAATGATTTAAGACGCCAAAGGACTAGGCGTTTGAATAGTCTAAGAATGGAGGGTTTAAAACAGGAAACAGATAGAGCTAAGTCGTTGTTAGAAATTGAAACATCAAATACAGCT